CTTCTCGGTTTCGAGTCGTGCTTTCGCATACCGCAGAAAGGATGTCACCTTCCGAGGGCCTCGGTATTCGCCGATGCAGAGCCAGAATTGGTCTGATCCTCGTTCTGACCCTGAGATGTAAAAAGGTCGAGCAGTTCCGGGTCGTTGAATATCTCGAGCAGTTTCATCGGCAGAGCGAACACGTTCGGAGCGTAGGTCGCCGGGTCTTCGCCCTCGAGCAGTGCCATAATCTCAAGCACCGCCTTCTTGTGACCCTTGAGTGCGACTTTTGCCGCCTCCTTCATGTTGCGGTCTCGGAACAGTTCGATCAGGGCCTTGTCGGTCATAATCTCGGAGGCTGGCTCAATCAGGTCAGCCAGAAGGTCGAGGGCTTCTTCGCCTCGGAACTCACTCAGCCTTTTCATCTCTTACGCCACCTCGCTTTAGCCACTCGTGGAGTAGAACTCCATCGGGATGGTGTCCTGAGCATTGATGGACACATGACCAGTCAGTTCGATGGCGATGGTTCCCTTGCCGTTCTTGGTGGTCGTCAGGACGAAACCGCCAGTGGACAGGGCATTCATCAGCTTGACAGCAACCATGCCGCCGTCAGCCTTGTCGCCGACCCACCAGAGGTCGCTGAAGTCGGACTGATTCAGGTCACGCCGGGGGACGATCTTGCTGGTGTTGGTTCCGTCAATGTCAGCCGCACCGAGGGCCATCTTGATCAGGTCAGGAGAAGTGCCGAGGCTGGTCGTGGACATGGTGCAAGTCCACCCGGTCAGCTTCTTGCCCTCTTTGACGTTGTTCGGGGCATTGTCGACATCGGCAAAGAAGTCCTCGAACTCGGGAACACAGGACACAGTGATGCCGCCAGTGGTGGCGCAGATGATGTCCGCATCAGCCGGGGCAGTGACATTGGCCGGGTCGAAAGTTTTCAGGAGGACACCAGCATCAAGCTGGAGGTCTTCAAATGTGCTTTGGGGGATTTTGGTAAACATACCCATGTTTCATGCCTCCTCAGTTAGCCGAGAGATACTCGACCATCAAATTGAGATAGATTTTGCGGATCGTGTCATCCGACTCGGGGAGTCGTTGCGAGAACGGAGTTCCTCGGCAAATCCACAGATAGCCAGAGTCGAACGGAACAACCACGCCGCCGATGCCGATGGCCTCGGAGATGGCGTTCGCTTTTTGCGTGATTGCCTCCCACGAGGTGTCACGCATCCACAGATTCGCATGGATCGGGACAGGCTCGTCAAGAGCCGCCGTCACGACGGAGTAGGTGATGTAGTGACCACCGAGTTGCTCCATCGCATTGTCAGGGACAGTGTTTTCGTCGTATGCTTTCCAGCCGAAGCCAGACCAGAACTGGTGGAGGGCTTGCTCCTTGTCAGTCATAGAGTCAAGCACCTCCTCCAGTCAAGACGAACTCCTCTGCGGTGACCACTCTCATGTCGAGGTTGGTGCTTGGCGGTGTCGCCTTGTCATCGCCGTCTGATGTGACTCGGAAGACCTTACCATCTGAAAGTCTCCTGAACACATCGTGATACTCAAGGACTTTTGCCCTCGGAGTGGTGATGGTGTAGAGGTTGGTCGCCCCTTGCGACTCGGCGATCCTCGCCTCGACAGAGGTGTCGAAGTTCACCGCCGCAACGAATTTGGCTCCATTTGTCCAAACCGTTCTCTCTCCACCATAACCGTCATCGACGGTCGATTTGTTGAGCATCTGGCACTCAGTGAGTGCATCGGTCAATAGGCTCATAGCACACTCAGCCTCCTATACGGAGCGAGTCGAGACGCAAACTGTGTCTGCCAACCGAACGAGTCGGAGCCGCCAGAGGCCGAACTCGAACCGCTCTTGAGCGTATAGGAGTAGCCAGCGAACGACTCGCTCTGATAGGGACTGTTGACAGCAGATGCGTTCTGGTCGCACCATGCGAGGATTTCGTCAGCGAGGGCGATCACATCAGGAGGGATGGACATCGCCCAAACCGCACCCTCGAAGGTCTCGTCGGTAAGGTCGTTGCTGATGCCGTACTGCCAGACCCCATCGTTGAGGTCGGAGCCGACGATCCGAAAATACTGCCCCTGTTTGAGGAAGGAGAGCGGCTCGATCTGTCCGTCTTCGATTGTGAACGATCCGTAGTGGATGCGTTCCTCGGGATTCATATAGTCAACGAGGAAATAGTTCCTCAGATATGCACAAAGTTCGGTCATCATCGCAGTCGCCCTCCTTCCCTGTCAGGTGTTGATCAGCCAGCGGAGGCGGCAGTGATGGTTCCCTTGATAACGCCAGCGGCGTATTCAACGAAGAACTGCACACCGCTCATGACCAGAGACTCGATCTGCGCTCTCTCCTCGTTCTGGTAGCCGCTCTTGATGCCGACATACCCGGTCTCGTCAGCGGTCAACTGGAACGCATTGGCGATGTCGCCGTTCATGGTCAGGTAGTAGAGGACGAGGTTCTGCTTGGCGGTGGCGATGAACGTGCCAGCGGTCACACGGCTGGACAGGATCACAGTGCCGAGGCCAAGGAAGTTCTCGATGTAGTTCAGACCGAACGCACTCTGAGTGCTGATCTGTGCGCCGCCGAGATAAGCCGCAAGATCGAGAGGATTGACGAAGAACACCGCTTCGGCGGCATCGTCCTCGAACTTGACCTGAAGCTGGCCCCAAGCCGCCGCCAGAGCCGCTTGCAGACCGACACCGCTGGCAGAGGTGGAGCCAGTGATCGTGCCGTTGATCAGGGTGAAGAAGTCACCACGGATGCCAGCCTGAACATCCTTGAGCAGAGCCGCATCGGTGTCACGAACAGCGGCCTCGTAGCCGCTCTTCTTGATGGCTTCAGCGGAGGCCGCTTTGCGCCACTTCTTCAGGGTGATCTCGCCGACAGCAGTCTTGGTGGTGGCATACTGGCTCAGAGGGATGATCTCGCCCTCAGGAACCGCACCGCTCTGGAGAGTGCCGCTGGTCGTGTAGACATACATGGTGGTTCCCTCCATCATGGGAACCTTCCGGGTCACGCCGAGGACTTCCATCAGCTTGTTCAGGGAGTTGTGAGTGAACTGGTTTACAAAGTCAACCTCACGGACTTTGCTCATCTGAGCCGCCTTAATGAGGTTGGTTTCGGCAGTAGTTACGACATTTGCCATTTTTGTCTCCTTCCTGTTCGGATCAGAAACCGAACAATTCGTGATTTTCGGCAATGGCGGCTTGTCGTTCGCCGATGTCCTTGATCTTGAGGATTTCGGCCTTTGTCATCTTGCCGCCGCCGCCAGTGTTGCCCGGAGGAGTGCTTGTCTGCGCTCCTCTGGTCGAGGAGGTCACAACCAGAGATGCGAACTCACCTTTGACGAGGGCATCCAACTTGGAGGTGTCCTTGATCTTGCCCTTGTCATCGAACTCGATCTCGCCGATCTCGTCCCTTGCGCCACGCATGGCGATGGAGAGGTTCGCTCCTGTGATGTTCTTCCCCTCGAAGTAATCCTTCGCCGCCTTTTCCTTTGCGGCCTTGGTTTCCTTGGCGGTGACATCGGCCTTGTACTTGTCGAAGTCCGCTTGGAGTTTCTTGAACTTCTCCTCGTAGCCGTCCGAGCCTTTCGCCTCGTATGCCTCCAGCTTTTTCTGGATGGCATCATAATCGGAAACCTTGTCCTCGGCGACCTTCAGCTTGTCCTTCAGCCCATCGGTCACCTCGGTATGCGCCTCGATGATGGTGTCGGCCTGTTCCTCGGTCAACCCCATGCCCTTCAGCATCTTTCTCGTCAAACTCATGTCGTTTTGCTCCTTTTCTTCGGGCGGCAGTCCCTCGCCGCTTCGCAATTCTTACATTGTGAATATAGCACATTCAACAAAATCTGTCAAGCGATTTTGTGCAACTTGCTATCTGCTATCCTTTGCCCTTGAGTGCTTGTTCCGTCAGGTCTTTGTATTCCTTGATGTGGTCGGTGATGGCGAGTCGGAGGTAGTGCTTTCCAGTCTGCTTGCCTGAGATGCCGTTCTCGACTGCGGCGGCGTACTCGACATTCGATCCGATGTACACAGACCGAGGTGATCCACCCTTGTCAGGAGTCGCAGTCCCACTATAACTCCCACCCTCGCCGTCTTTCGTGTCGGCCTTGTATGATGTGATATGCGGACTCTGACCAGCGATGGCGTATGTGATCGAGTTCTTGAGTCGCCCTGTGTCAACTGGCATATGGCCTCCAGCTTTTTCGGGAAGTTTGGCGTAGGTCTCAGCGGTCAGGCCGATGGCGATCAGGGCTTTTTCGATGTTTTCGTCGAGTGCCTCTTGGACGAGTTTCGAGTTGTCGGTCAGATTGACATCAATGTTCGGCATCGTACCACCTCCTACCTGAAACCAACGACCTTGTAGACGAGAGAGCATCGGCAGTTGTACACGTTCGCCGGGTCAGCAGTCGGGTCGCCGGGATACATGATGTCACCGTACTCGTTATGAAATGGCTCGTCGATGTCGATGAACTCGCCGTTGTCTAACTCGAGATGCCAGTCACGAGTCCTTCCGGGTTGATCGATTGCCGACCATCCCTTTTTGACGATGACACCCTTCTCCCTCGCCTCATCGAGCATATCCATTCGGCCTTTGTTCTCAGCCGATGTGACAGTGGTTCGAGCGTTGCGAATCGAGGAGACTTTGTCCATGTCCATCACGTTGGCGAACCGCTGTGCAATCTTCGGCATTGACTCGCCTTGGAGGATGCCTTGGGTCACCTCACTGTTGATCTTCTGAATGTTCCACCTGATGTCCTTCTTGCCGTTGACTTCCTTGAGTGGCAAGAGGTTCTCTTGTTTTGTGGCGAGTCGCTTGATGGTGTTCTGGTCAACGAGGTCGAACGAATAGCCCTTGAGTTTCCCTCCGAGTTGCTTGTTGACTCGATTTGCAACAGCGTTGTAGTTGAGCGAGTAAATCTCAGGGAGTTTGCCGTTGACATAGTCGGTGGCGATCTCGTTGACATGGGAAATCCGTTCCG